AAGACCAAGGACGAGCAATGGACAATCCTCAAGGAGTCGAAGCTGCCGATGTCCGTCGTCATCGATTCCGGTGGCAAGAGCTTGCACGGCTGGGTGCGAGTTGATGCGGCGAACAAGGAGGAATGGAGTGAGCGTCGTGATGTCGTCTATCGCCAGTTAGAAGCTCTCGGCATCGATCCGAAGAACAAGAACGCAAGCAGGTTCAGCCGGTTGGCCGGTGTGATGCGCGATGGCAAAGAGCAGAAGCTGTTGGCCATCAATGTGGGTGTCGTGAACTGGGATGCGTTCACGGACTATCTGGAGTCGCAGGACATGCCTCAGGAGTTCTCGCTCGATAGCATCATCGAGTACGACCCGAAGAACGATCCTGACAATCTGATCGGTGACAGATGGTTACGTCGCGGATCTTCGCTTCTATTCGTCGGCCAAAGTGGTTGCGGCAAAAGCTCAATGGCCGCGTATCAGGGGATGAAGTGGGCGTCCGGTGAAGCTTGGTTTGGCGTAAAGCCCGTCCGGGCGTTAAAAGTGGCTTACATCCAGGCGGAAAACGACATCGCCGATCAGCATGACGCACTCAAGGGGGCGGCTCAGATGACGTTTGGAAAGGAGAACTGGGAGCGAGGATTGCGGAGCGTGGACATGCTCTTCTTCCGCGAAACGGTTCGAACCGGAACAGACTTCGCCACAATGCTCCGCCGCCTCGTTCGAAAAACCAAAGCTGACTTGGTTTACATTGATCCGCTGCTCTCCTACATGGGCGGCAATCCTGCGGATATCGAGGTGTGCGCGAACTTCACGCGGCATCTGCTCCAGCCGATTATGATGGAGACAGGCGTTGTCCTAGTACTTGTCCATCACTTCCCCAAGCCGAAGGGTAAGGACGACAAACCGGAGAGCGTGGCAGATTTGGCCTACTCGGGATTCGGATCGTCCGATCTAACGAACTGGGCGAGAGAGGTGATTGTGATGAAGGAGGTCGGCTTCAACAATCCGCGCAAGTTCATGCTCGGCATGGCGAAACGGGCTGACCGTTCCGGCATGACGGATAAGGACGGCAAAGTCACCGGATCGATTATGATCCAGCGTGGTACGGGCGGAGACATCTCATGGAACTACGCGGAGCCTGAGAAGTTTGTCGTGGATAAGGAGTCGGTTAAGAAACCGTACTCCAAAGGGAAATATCCTAGGCGTTAGCTTTCTCACGCTCAGCACGGCGACGACCTTTCGCAGCGAGCGACTGGAACTTCGCCTTGCCGAGCTTCTTGCGTCCGATGTAAGCCGCAAGTGCGCGAGGCTCTCTCACACCCTTCTTCTCAAGACTGCCGATCAGCTTCTCGTAACGTCCGCCACCGCCAAGTTTCATCTTGTCCATAAAATCACCATGCTTTGCAACTCCAGTGCCGAGGAGTCGTTTTATCGGTTGCCGTCGCGCAGTTATGCCGCGCTCGGAAGTTCTTACGACGCTCAGGATTGTCGCGTTTGATTTCCATGTTGGCGTCTCCAAAGCGAACCTTGATGACGTTGCCGTTGTCATTCTTGACATACACCGCGCTCTTCTTCCGCTCACCCGGCGTGTAGAACGGCTTGTTGAGCGTCACCTTGCGCCCCTTGTAGGTATTACCTTTTTTGGAGAGGGAGGTTTTCATTAGAATCTCGGTCGAGCAGGGACGCCAAGTGTATCTTCAAAAACACCACGCTTATCCTCAGGCAAGCTGGACTTAGCCTCCTCTGACTTTTTGTTTAGATTGTCCCATTCCCTGTTGAACTGAAGCAAAGACATGTTTGAAGCCTTCGCAAGAGCCTCAGCCTGAGGAAGTGTCAGGTTTGGTTTAAGACCAGCAAATGTTTGAGGCAGTCGAACCGCGCTGCTCAAAAAGTTTTGAACGGTGGGGCTTCCAACCAGAGCATCAACAACCCACCTAGCGCGAGTCGCTCGCATGACAGAATTGGCCAACTGATCAGGCTGAAGTCGGCCACCCTGAGCAGTCAGATTTCTAGCGCGATTCCACTGCATGTAATCATTGATCATGTTGAAGTCGTTAGGTTCCAGAACATCACGAATGATCTGCATGCGATTCGGATCTTGAACGATGTCATCAAGATTCTGAATTCCACGCCTGAGATTGGCAGGCCCAGTTTCAGAGACGTGATTCAGAACCGCAACCGCTGCGTTGGCTCTTACTGCATCACGAGTCGCCGGATTGAGCTGGTTCAATGCATTCTGGACAACCTGCGGATTTTCAGATCGGAACACGAAATCCCTGACAAACTGAGACGGATCGACATCTGGATTGAGCTGGTTCCGCTGAACTCGACGAGTCGTGGCGTTGAAAAACTCTTCAGCCCTGTCTCTGGCCTGCCTCGCAAGATTGGCAACCGTGTTGCGAAGAGTTGGCGATGCGATGTTTCCGATGTTGTCGGTGATTTCCGTCAGCGCCTGCGGATTGATTCCAGTGGCAACCGGAATTGACATGCCAACATTTTGAACGCGAACGGCATCGTTCAGAATTGATTGAAGCCTGTTTGCGTTAGCTTCGCTGCCAGTAACAATGTTTCTGACCGCTTGCGGAAGTTCTCTGAAGTTGTTCGAAAAAGAGGAAAGGCTTTCTGTTGGAACTCCACCGATGTCAACCGTCCCGGTTCCACGCAGAGAGTCTATGAATCCCCTGCGAATTTGATCGAACTGGATTCTTCCTTGAGCAGTTGGGGTCAGCAGATTTCGAATAGATTCAAATCCAGCCGGTGAACTGGCCAGATCTGAGAAAAACTGCTCGGTGTTTTGATATCCACCATCTCTTGCAGGAATAGTCGCCCTTCTGATGATCGGGTTATCCTGAAGAAGATTAAACCTGTTCTCGGCAACTCCCTGAGCCGCCACAACCTCGTTTTCAATTCCAAGCCTTCGGGCTGAAGCGAGTTCCTCTTGCTTCAGTGCTGATCGAAGCCTACGAAGTTGATTCTGGGCAACGCCTGGGGCGAATTCGTCAAAATAATGAATGAGCCTGTCAACGGATTGTCGAAGGCCGACCATTTGCTCGAACGTCTGTGGGCTTCTGGCGACATCAAGCAATGCCCTAGCCCTTGACGACGCCTCGTTAAAAAACTGAGATGGTATGCGCTCTACGGTGGTTGTCGGTGTGCCTCCAATGATTACAGATGGGGTTGTCGTAACCCGCTCCTCGGTGGCCAACGTAGAGAGGATGTCGTTGATTGTGTCAGACAGATTTTGACTTGGAACAACCGGAACTTCAGGTTGGCCACCAAGCCTCGCTTCCCTAGCTGATCTTGCAGCGTTGTAGGCACTGTCAACAGCACCGCTCAATCGCTGCTCTTCACCCCTGATAAATCCGACAGAATTGTTCGCTGCGTCCTGAAGCGATGCAGCCCTGGGGGAGCGCGGAAGAATGCTTCCGATAACGCCTTCAACCTCTCCAACGGCTTGTCCACCAGCTCCAGCAGCACCTCCTCGCAAAGCCTGTCGAGATGCAGCTTCAGCACCAAGAACCTCTTGTTGAGCCGCTTGAGCCGTCGCACGTTCTTGTTGAGCTGGAATTCCAAGCTGTCCACGAATTCGCTCAGCAAGTACCTGCTGGGCGGAAAGTCCGCTTGAGCCAGGACCAAAAGTTCCAGGCACATTTCGACCAGTTTGCTGCGTAGCGGTCAGCGGGGCGGTTCCAGCTCCAAGCGTTTCTTCAAGACGCTGTCCAGCTTGACGACCTTGCTGAGCGATTTGCTCTTCCGTGGTTAGCTGTCGGGCGGGTCGAGCAAGCGCACCTGTTGCGCCTCCGGTTACAGCACCAAAAAGAGCGGGAAGAGAAATTTCGCTGCCAATTTCTTCAAACGTAGGAAGACGACCTTGATCGATGTATTTTTGAAGAACATCGCCAAATGCAGCAGTTGCAGCGTTAACTCCAGCTTGAACTGAACCTTGAGCAAGTCCGGCGGCTACAGGTCCGGCAGTTCCTTGAAATGGACGAAGAATGGGAGTAGCGGCAACGACTGCCCCTTTCGCTACTTCACCAAGTTGGAATTTTTCTTTTTGTCCAGATTGAACCTCTATTGCCTGTTTAACAGCCTGACCAGTCGCTCCTGCTGTAGCCATTGCCGCTGCGGTAGGAATAGCGCCAAGACCGCCAGTCATCAATCCCGCGACAGCGGGAGGAATCAACTCTGCCCCTCTGGCAAAACCCTTCAATTGACCGCGAGCTTCAGCAGCACCTAACGGAGTAAGCTCTCCAGAAGGAGCAATTCTCGCTTCCGTTCCTTCCATGAATGGGGCTATTTGTCCTGACGGTTCAGCCATGCCAGCAAATGCACCAGCAAACCGCTCAAACATTCCAACCTTACTCGCATCTTGAACCGCCTGATTCAACTGAGCAGTCGATCCAACAACAGCAGCAGCTTCAACCTGCGGAACAGAAGGTTGGTTTGGAACGGCATTACTTGACGCCATTCGTCTAGCGACTTCCGCCTCAAGTCGTTGAAGCAAAGCAGCTTTTTCAGGTGATAATGGCATATTTTTATTGCTGTCCGTTTTCTGCTTTCAACTGCTGAATCAATCTCTGCATATCTTCAAGACTCATCGAGTCGGTCGATATCTCCGTAGATTGGAACGAAACACCGGGAGCGGAGTATGCAGCAGTAGTTCGCGTTCCAAACGGAGTCGTAGACCAACGCTCGTAGAATGACGGAAGAGCCTTGTCGATGTTTCTCCCAATGGTTCCACGCGCACTCCGTTCAATTCGATTCCTGAATCGATCAAGTTTGATGAGCGAGTTTTTGTCGAAAGATCCGCCGATTTCCTGAGCGATTCGCTTTCCTTCGCTCTCGGTGACGTTTAAGCCTGAAGTGGTTCTTGCGGTACGATTGACAACCCCCATGAAGTCGGCCAGCAATCCTAGCGCCTCCTGCTTCATTGGATCTTTTTCCGTTTCAATCAACGACCGAATCTTGACTTCAGTGGCAGGAATCGCCCCAAGGAAGTCAGTGAACTTTTTGCCGGGATACTGCTTCTCAAACGCGGCGATTCCGTCTTGAAGAGAGTCAATCGTTTCCATGACGGCAAACTCGTCCTCCAGCTTTGTGGCCGTCTTAGCTTCAAGCGGCTTGAGACGTCCACCTCCGCCAATAAATGTCTGCCTCAGTTCAGCTTCCTTGACTGGCGTAAGCTCTTGTCCAGAAGCTGCTGCCTTAGCCTTAGCAGCTTCAATAAACAGATCAGTATTCTTGCCGACTGATCCGGTCTTTGATTTTTCGAAACTTTCGGCAGCAAGAAGAGCTTGAGGAGCAATTTCTTGAGGAATCTGCCCAGAGTCGATCATGCTCTGAACGGTGTTTTTTCCAAGACGCCCCAAAGTTCCAAGTTTCGACGCTTTCCCAAGCTGCTCTTCTTCTGTGCGCTTTTTAGAAATTAACGCATCATCAATGACGTAATTTCCATCAGCGGTGCGAGTTAATGCGCCGTATTTTCGAGCTTCATCAATTCGTTTGCCCTCAAGCTGATCAGTAAAAGCGGCAAGTTTTGCCTGCTTTTTAATCAGTTCAGCGCGAGCAGAATACGGCTCAAGGCCGTTAATGAGTCGAGTAGCCTCCTGATTGAACTGCTTTGATTTGAACCGAGGAAGCGCAGGCATGGCGGCACCCTCTGTCGAGCTGTTCAAAAAATCTGAAACTTGCTGGTTGAAGTTCTGAAAAGCCTCATATTCCTGATTCTGCGCCTCTGACTCTGTGAGCGCATCAGCATACGCCTTCGACTGAATCTTATTCTGAAGATCCGCCTGACGCTGGCGCATGATCTGATCAGCAGTCTGCATCTGAAACTGCTCCATCATCCGCTTCTGCGTTTGTGCGCGGTCGAACAGCGATGCACCTAGCTGAAATGCTTGAAGAGATTGGTCGGCCATAAATTATGCCCAGTTAGAAGGATCGGTTGGTCCTCCGATGTTTCCGGGTGGAATTGCGTAAAGCTCAGGATCGTTCTGAGGATTGTAGGACGACCTTACCCCCCCTTGCATTCCCGATAACCCACGCTGAGTGAAAGCCCCACCAGCGAATCCACCAGCAGAGGAAATCGCGCTTCCGATAGCGGCCATCGTAGGATCGGGCATTGCAGCCACCTGAGCGGCTTGCAGGTTGCGATTATACATCGCTTGCTGCTGCTGCTGCATTACGCCAACCCGCTGAGCAGGAGTGATAAACATGCTACTCACCGAGAACGGTTGAACCATCCCCATCGTTCGTTGTTGCTGGATAAAGTTCTGAGCCTGAGCAAGACCTTGATTTTGGATCTGCATCGATGTCAGGCCAAAGTCACGCGCAGAAAGGTTTCGACCCATTCCGCTTCCAGCTCCAAAT